TCTCCTATCCCTGAAGTAAGGAGAACTACTAGGAACCAACTCATCCCTGGCCTCTGTATGATTTTTTCTTTGCGTGTTTGCCTTTATAAGAACTAATAGTCTAATTACCAATGCTGGTGCGCTTTTTTACCCGTCTCTCTGCAATCGTATCAGAAAGTGTAGCTTTTTTATTTGCGGCCATAACAATCTCCTATTATATACGTATATATTATTTATCGCCGCAACGCAAAGTATAGTCTACTATTTTTTCCGCAATATTTTGTTTGGTGTATTTTTCAAATCCTGCAAATCCAGGTGAACTATTGGCTTCGCAGATCTTAAAATCGTCTCCGTCAAACAGCAGATCGATTCCAGCAATGTCTAATCCAAGCACCTGTGCTGTCCGCAGTGATAATTCTATAATACGTTCATTTAGTTCGTATCTTTCGCCGGTGCCACCTCTCGAAACGTTTGCACGAAAATCACCTTCTGAAGATTTACGCTTCATTGCACCAACTACTTCGTTGCCTATTACAAGAACCCGCAAATCTTCGCCGGCGCGATCGCCTATGTATTCCTGGATAAGAATATTCATATTGGTGTTAAGGTTTACAACAAAATCCATTAGCTCTGTAAAGTGTTCTTTGGTTCTACAAAGATGTATACCGTTGCCGTGGGTGCCGTGCAAAACTTTTACCACACATGGAAATCCCAGTTGTTTCTCTACTAAATCTGAATCTACCGGAAAACGCACCAACATGGTTTTGGGTGTGGGCAACTCTGCTTGTGCTAGTAGCTGGGCTGTGTATAGTTTGTCTTTCACTGTTTCTATAGCATCAGTTGTGTTGATTACACGAACATGCATGCGTTCAAGATGTCGCAGAACACTCAGCGCATGATAATCAGTGGCTGCTCCTGTTCTAGCCAGAACAATGGCAGGAAGATCAACTACTTCGTCTCTGTAGCGGATACTGCGTCTGTCAGTTCTAGTGACAATAATATCAAAATACTTTGGGTGTACTACGTGTAGGTCAATGCCATTCTTAGTACAAACTTCTGCGAGGCGATCTAGTTCATAATGACTATCTTCGCCTTTTCTAAAATACCAAATTTTAAACATATAGACCTCAAGTTGAAATGAGCGGGCCCGTTTGGTAACAAGGTGGAACCCATACCCCGTAGCCTTATGCGGCTAGTGCGAACTCATTGTCGTTTGCATTTATTTTAATTGCTTCTTCGACCGGGTTTCTCCCAATCCTAACGGCTTTCACATTGCCGGTAACTCCACGTTCTCTCTTACGCCTGTCGATACCCGGAACACCCCCATAAAAGTTTGTTGGTGGAGGTGGGCGGATTCGAACCGCCGTCCAGTTCGTCGTTGATTGGCTTCAACATTACAATACTATTTATACACTCTTTTCTTGATGATGTCAACCACTCTTTTACTTAATACTACCTCATAATGGTTTCTATCTATTTCTGTGTAGTCTATGTCATCTCTACACATCATACTTGAACGTGTAACAATGCCGTCATTAGTTCCTTGTATCCACGGAACATCACCTACAGTTGTTACAACTTGTAGCCACGGAACTGTGATATCTATCTTACGGCTTGTTCTTATAAAGTCACTGCTGGTCCTAATGTCTCTAAATAATTGATAGCCAGGGTTGAGCATTGCTCCCCACGTTGCTATTTCACTGCCATTAAACGGTGTTGCTAGACTTACTACACCTTTTACATTATCAACTTCTTGCTGTAGATAAGTTGCGTACACACCGCCAAGACTGTGTGCAACAATAAACAACGGATCTTTAACACTGTTAAGTGTCTCAATCATTTCTGCAAGATTGTCTTTTGCTGTGCCTTCTTTTTCGTAGTTAAGAAAAATAGGATCTTTAGAGCGAATGCTCTTTTGTATAAAGGCGAAACTGCGTTCACTTGCAGTTGCGCCGTGTATGTAAATTAATTTCATACTATATTTAAGCAAAGATGTCTAGTTCTTCAGTATGCTTAGTTGATAGCTTATCTTTTGGAGGAACAATCTTGCGTAGCCAGCTGTCAGCAATATACGCTCGAGGACTAGGACCTAATTGTATGTTTAAGTCTTCTGCTTCGATCCACCAGTAGTGATCGTGAACTAGACAAGTACAAGTCATTCCGTATTCTTCAAACTGTTCGCCTTCTTTGAATTTGCCAATGTATTCGCTTACATTAACAATGCGTCCTACGTTAGCAGGATTAATACTAAAAAACTATTACTGCTTTATCGCCTGCACTTACATTCATAAGCCTATCAGTCCCCAGCCGTGATTTGCGATTGCGTTTGTAATAATAGCAAGACAGGTAGCAATGTGTAAAAGTATCCACGCTGTGCGGATCATTGCTACCCGGTCTGCTTTGCGGTCGTCGTCATAGGCTTTGTGGCCTATAGCTTTACACCACAACTCCCACATTACATTGAGTTCTTTTTATCTTGAATTTCTTTGCGACGATCTTTTGTAAGTTTACCGAGATCCCCTAGTGCCTTACGAGCCCTTGCTGCCGCTGCTTTAACACCTTTGTCTTCGAATGTAGCATGTTCTACTAGATAGTTATTAAATGCCTGTACGATTTGATCGTGTGTTTCTTGATTCATGCCTTTATCTCCTTAGTTTACATTTGTGTCGCCAGATGCTGTAATGATTGTTGCACTATAAGGACCGCGTCCTACTTTATCATTCAGTCTAGCTGTTGGTCGTGCGTTGGTATTATGATCTCCAGACGCTGTAATGATGTTGCTTCTATGACCGCAGTCTGTGAGAACAACATCGTTTAATCTGGCAATACCTCTTCCATTTGCTTTGGTATCACCGGAAGCTGTAATTATTTTGCCGCCTACTGTAATAGGCACTTCATGGCTTGGATGTGAGCAAATACCGGTAGTCCTGTCATTTAGTCTTGCTACACCGCGTGCCATTAAGCTAGTAGTCCCTGTATTTCTTCAAGTGCTGGGTCTAGTGCTGCTTCTAATCCGCCTACTACTTCACCCATTGCTTCGGACGCAGCTTCAGCGGCAGCACCTGCGGCTCTAGCAGCAGCGGCACCAAGTTGCTCTAAATTTGGTGCAGCACCTTCTACTGCGCCTTCTAGACCTGCGGCTAAATCTGCAAGTCCGCCTTCACTTGGAAGTACTGCGGCAATTGCTCCTGCGCCTGCATCTGCAACATTTGCAACAGCATCTAATGCGCTAACTACGCCGCCGCCAATACCTTCTAATACTGCGGTAACTGCGCCACAACTTGCGGCACCAATTGCACTTACTGCCTGTCCAACTACTGCTGCAACTTGATCTAATCCTTCCGATATAGCTGCTGTTGCTTCGTCAATAGCTGCTGTCAATCCTGCTGTTGCTTCACCGATAGCATCAGTAATTCCGCCAATTGCACTTTCAATACCGCTAATTAATCCTGCTACTGCATCAACTGCAAGATTTAAAACTTTATCGATAGCACTTGTGAGCAAAGATGTAACTTCACTTATGATTTTTGTAACCGCTTCTCCCACGGCTGCAACTGCACCAATTGTAGCTGCAATGGCTGCTTCAGCTGCTCTTGCCGCTTCTCTTGCAATATCTCCTGCTACACCTGCTAGTGTGCCCATTAGATCACACGCATCGCTGCTGATAGCTGTTAGTGCTTGAGCTCCACTTTCAACTGCGGCTTGTAATGGTGCCGCGGCTGCTTCTAAGTCTGATCCTAATGCTTCAACTTGGGCTTGTAAAACATTTAATACCATTTATACTGCTATTCCTGTCGTTTGTTGCGTATAGGTGCTTGCAATTTCTTTTTCAGTTTTAAGAACGCAAGCAACTGCACTTTCTCTAATTTTAAAAGTAGAGTTTTGCGATACACTGAACATGTAAGGTGCAAGACCCATACCTTGTTGCCCGGCTACTAATGCCATAGGCTTGTATAAAAAATAATATCCGCCTTCTTCTTTTTCTAAACGAGCAATAATCTCTTCGCCTGCTGTTGTTTTTAGGGAGACTGTGTCGCCAGCCTTGTACGGTGTTTCAATAATCATAGTGTGTGTCCTGTTCCGTTATAGCCTGTTTCTTCTATATATTTCATAAATCCATCATAGCCGCCAACTTTCTCTCCGTTGATAACAATCTGCGGAACTGTGCGGGCGCCTGGAAATGTTTCTAGTAATTCTTCTTTTGTGTAGTCTGTGTCTAGTACTCTATACTCGTAGTCAAACCCACGCTGTTCGCAAAACGCTTTTGCTTTATCGCAGAATGGACACATTGGTTTTCCATAAATTAAAATCATAAACTAAATCCCTTCAACATATCTTTGTCTACGTCTTGCTTGATACCACCAACAATATAGCTTTCAACTTCTGTTTCTTGCGGAGCGACTTGTAACCCTGAACTTGACAACCAGTGTTGTGTCCAAGGTAGTGGGTTGGTGTTTACAGGCGCATCAAAAATCGCATTCATTCCTAATGCTTTTAGTCTGCGGTTTGCAATGTACTCTACATATTGATGTAGAAGTGTTTCGTTAAGACCAATCATACTACCATCCTTAAACAAATAGTTTGCCCAGTCCTTTTCTTCTTGTACACAGTTACGCCATAATTCATAAACTTCTTCTTCACACTCTTTTGCAATATCAACCATTTCTGGATCGTCTTTGCCTTGTGCCCACAACTTCAATACGTGTGTGCTGATTGCCAAATGCTGTGCTTCATCTCGAGCAATCAAAGAAATAATCTTTGCACTACCTTCCATAAGCTTCAGTTCGCCAAATGCAAACGTACACGCGAACGAAACATAAAAACGCAACCCTTCTAGAATGTTCACGGTCTGCATAGCAAGATAAAGTTTCTTTTTTACATTGCGCATTGTGCCTTCCTTGCGATGGAAGTAGGCATCTGCGGCATCATTAAATGCATCATAGTGCTTGGTGACACTCACTGCACGATCAAGAATCTTTTCATCATCGAGAATGGTATCAAACACCTCACTTGGATCTGCGTATACATTTTTCATAATATGTGTGTACGAACGTGAGTGAATTGTTTCAAAGAAGTCCCATGTAACAATACAACCTTCAAGTTCTGGCAAACTAACGTGCGGCAAAAATGCTAGGCATGGCCCACGTCCTTGCACACTATCTAGCAGTGTTTGATACTTTAGGTTAGCAGTAAAGATATGCTTCTGCTCTGGTCGAAAGTTAGCATAGTCCGCACGATCTTTCTGCAACGATACCTCTTCAGGACGCCAAAAGTATCCTAGCATAGTTTGATTTAATTTATCAAACACAGGGAACTTAAAGGTATCGTAACGCTGTGTGTTCTGATCTGCTCCAAAAAACATTGGCTGTTTTGTAAAGTCTACTTTGTCTTTGTTAAATACGGTTTTTGCCATTGTACTTCCTCTGTATCTGTTTATATATAATATACTATAAATGTATGCCTGTCAACTATTAAATTCCCAAACATAACCTTTGTACGGACGATTCTTTTTCATATTGTTCCATACACTTGTATGATTGATTACTTTGCCAGTCATCGCACTTATTTCTCTTTCAGACTCAACGAGTCCGCTAAAGGTAAATGTCTTGCCAGTTTCAACACAGGTTACCTTCACTTCCTTACGCCCAACTAAACCTTGAGCATTAGGATTATTCTTTTTCATTCTTTCTGCTAGTGCTTTCTTTTCAGCATCACTAATAGCAGTCTTACGCAACGAAACTCCGTGTCCTCTTGTGCCGCTGTTCCAGGCGCCACCTTTAGATGGATTGTTTTCTGTCATTGCTTTTGACATTGCTAGTCTTGCTTCCTTAGTTGTTGCTTTCATTCTAATAGCGGCTATCGCTAACTTAGTGTTATCTGGATAGATTTTAGTAAGCAATTTATGTGCTAACTGATGTTCTCTCCAGGTTAGCTCAGTTAGGTTATTAGCACTATCTGAACCACCTATACAACGAGGAACAACATGATGTTTTTCAGTATAACTTTCTAACACTCTTTCTTGTCCTCGTTTACATAGGTTATCGTACAATTTTAGATAATTCATAATAGCAAGTCTCCTTGCTATTATTTATCAATTTAAACTGCACAAGCGTCATATCGCACACGCTTCGCAAAGCTCATCGTCATCGCCCTCAAGCGTACTAGGTGCAAGAGTTTCTTGTGGCTTTTCCTCTTCCAGCTCGCTCGGATCTGTCTTATAATCATAAGTGTTCTGATAGTAGCTGGTCTTCCATCCTAGCTTGTAGGTTGTAAGCAGATCTCTCATCATAACGCTCATCGGTACTTCGTTATCAGGGAACTGTGTTGGGTTATAACTCCAGTTTCCGCTAATAGCCTGATCAAAGAACTTCTGCATCACTGCAACTACGTTAATGTAACCTTCGTTGCTCGGCATGTCCCACAGCAGGGTGTAATGTTGCTTAAGACTTTGATATTGTGGAACAATCTGCTTGAGAGGCCCTTTCTTTGACTTCTTAACGGACAGGTAGCCTCTAGGTGGTTCGATGCCGTTTGTTGCGTTCGACACAACAGAACTGCTCTCCGATGGCATCTGTGCAGACAATGTTGAGTGCCGTACTCCGTGTTCCTTGATATCAGCTCGTAAACTCTCCCAATCATAGTTTAACTCGTTTGCTACAACATTATCCACATCCTTCTTGTATGTATCAATAGGAAGGATACCGTCGCTGTATTTAGTGCGATCAAAGTACTCGCAAGCACCACGCTCTCTGGCAAGAGTGTTAGATGCCTTCAGCAAATAATATTGAAATGCTTCTGTCAAATCGTGTACAAGCTTCCATGCATGTGGTTCGCTATACTGTGCTTTGTTTTTTGCCAAATAGTGTGCTAGGCCGATATAACCAATGCCCAGAGAACGTCTAGCCTTTGTGCTGTTTTCTGCTGCTTTGATTGGATAATTCTGGTAGTCGATAATTTCTTCCAATGCTCTAACAGCTAGATCACACAATTCCTCTAGATCATCAAGTTGCTTGATCAACCCAACATTAATGGCACTTAGGATACACAATGCTATTTCGCCTTCTGGATCGTCGATATGCTGCAAGGGTTTGGTTGGTAGCGTAATTTCCTGACACAAGTTGCTCATGTACACTGTGTCTTTGAACGAGCTATGTGTGTTTGCATGATCCACATTCATAATATAGATGCGTCCTGTTTCGGCACGTTCTTTGATTAGATCTGAAAAAAGTTCCATAGCATCGATTTTCTTTTTCTTAATGCTTGTTTTGCGCTCGTACATTTCGTACAGTTCTTTGAACTTGTCTTGATCGCTGTAGAAGGCTTCATATAATCCTGGAACATCGTGTGGTGAGAAAATTGTGATTTCACCTTGGGATAACAGCCTTTCGTACATTAGTTTATTAAGTTGTATCGAATAATCTAGTTTGCGCACACGATTGTCTTCTGTGCCTTTATTGTTCTTCAACACAAGGATGTCTTCGATTTCTTGATGCCAAAGCGGGAAATGAACAGTAGCACTACCACCACGCACACCGTTTTGTGTACAACACCTTACCGTACTTTCAAACTTCTTAAGGAACGGAATAATACCTGTGTGTGCTACTTCGCCGCCTCGGATCTTTGAATTTACTCCTCTAATACGTCCACTGTTGATTCCGATTCCTGCCCGCTGTGCTGTGTAGCGTCCGATGGCCATATCGCTTGCGAAAATACTGTCAAGGGTATCGTCGCTGTCAACAAGGACACACGAAGCAAACTGTCTAACAGGCGTACGGACCCCGGCCATGACTGGCGTTGGGATATTGATTCTAAAAAGGGAGGTCGCATCATAGTATCTCCTTACATAATACATACGTGTTTCTTTTGGATAGTTGGCAAACAATGTTGCCGCAATCATCATATACATGTACTGTGGAGTTTCAAAAATTTCACCACTACTTCTATCCTGACAAAGGTATTTGTCTACTACCTGGCGAAGACCCGCATAGGTAAAGTTTTCATCTCGCTTGTGATGCATGTAACTGTCAAGTCGATCTATTTCTTCTTCTGTGTAGTAGTCTAATATTTCAGGATCATAAACCCCACGATCAATGTTTTGTTTAATAATTTGTTTTAGAGGAACAGAATCAAATCTACCAAACACTTGCTTGTACAGACCATATGAAAGTAATCTTGCTGCTGCGTATTGATAGTTAGGAGCATCTAGAGAGATTAGATCGTTTGCTGAACGTATCAATACTTCTTGTATTTCTTCAGTGCTCATACCGTCATAGAACTGTAAATTGGCATTCATTTCGATTTGGCTGCTGCTTACTCCTGCAAGATTGCTACATGCATGTTCAACGACAAAATGAATTTTGTCTATATTTAGGTGTTCGCGGCGGCCGTCGCGCTTTACAATCATAGTTCCGTTTGACATTATCTTTCCTCTTTGTTATGTAATGAAATATTTATTGAAGGGCTGGCATCTTATAAACCTTTTGCGACTCGAAGCTTTTTGGTATGTCTTTGACGTCAACATCAGATTCATTCCATCCTAATACAGTTGTGTTGTTAATGATTAGCAGATAACAAGTTCTACTTTGTTCTCTATCTATACCAATATGTATCTCGAACGACGAACCCGAAAAACGATCGGTTAACTGTAAAGAATAGCACTGTCCTAATACAGTTAAAAATTCATCGTATTGATTTTCGAAAATCAACTCCCAAGGGTTTGGCCAAAGCGTGTTATCCCACGGATCTGTGGCAATACTCACACGCGGAGCCATATTATAAAAGTCTAGCACATCTTGGAATGGTGTATTTGAAGTTTCTAATCCTTGCCGAAGACAGCTCCAGGCTTGTAGTCTGTCTTCGTATTTTCGATCAAACATTATTCACCTGTTGCATCAATATCGGTTTTTTTAAGTTTAATTTTGAATTCTATTTGAGAGTTATCATCGCTTGGCATCTGACTAGATACCCTTACGTCAATTACACTAGCATCTCCGCTGAATGATTGTATAATAGCATCAAAATAAATTTTGTCAAGATAAGTGTCGCCGCTTTGTCCAATAAAGTTATGATCGTCATCTACTAAAACAGTTTTATTGTAACCATCACAAATGATAGTGAGTGTGCCTGATCTATGTGCTGCATAGCTTCTACTAGTAATAATGTAATCTAGTTCAAATGTCTGATTAGCAATATCAACTTCAGCAGGTAGTCTGAATATTTTTGAATAAACAGGTTCCGAACTTCCATCTAACCCTGTATATGTAATAGATTGCTTATGTAATTCGCCAAACACACAATTAATGTTGCCTTCGATTTCAGGAAGATAATTAAAACTGATCCAATAGGTCTGATCAAAACCTAAAATTGCTGTTCTTGTGAAGTAATCTTCATGGCTAACATTGGTAGACGTATTAAACTTTAATATACTATGCTGATTTTGATAATCTGCTCCGCCGTCATTACCGCATAATTCATATCTATTATTGATACTCTTATTCCATTCTCCAAACTTTATCCAAATAGCCTGACGATCAATATCGTGGAATCTACAACGTTCAAATGTATTATGATATGGCCCATAATTTTTACTTGAGTATTGATCTGGATCTAAAGTTTCTAGATTAGTTCCAAAGGTTACACCGTAGCCCAGGTCATAAAAATTACAATCCGTAAAGTTGTTTTTGTTCGTATCCCAGTCTGAATTTATGCCATACGTAAATCCGTTGACAGTCACATTTGTAAAACTATTATTCCTAGTTTCTACCACACTGGATACTAGACTCAAATTATTAAACGCTATACCGATGTCAGTTCCAAATGCATCTCCACTTGTCCATGGACCTTTAATCCTTATGTCTTCGAATATGCTGTCACGGCAGCAATCTAACACTAGCGCACTGTTTGATACAGTTGTCTCTAGGGTAAGTCCTTTTATAGTAATTTTCTGTGCTTGATTGATAGTCGTCGATGTAGAGTTATCTGCCGGCGCTCCTGGTGTGCTACTGCTGTTTACTGTTTTAAATATGTCAGTTGATGCTGCACTGGTCCTAATAATAGTTTTATCTGCACCAGCACCGATAATTGTAGCATATGGAGGAATGTAAATTGTATTGTCAATAATATATTCGCCAGGCTCTAAATGAAGTATTACCCTGCTACTTGGATTTCCTTTTGTAGCATCATTAATAAAAAGTTGATCAATTGCAGTTTGTAGATATGTGGTTGCTATCTGTGTGGTTTCACCTGTAAGGCCAAATGCACGACCGCTTACCCTGTCGTCTAATCTATCTTGGAGTGTGCGTTGTATCGCTGTTCCGCCGATACCGCCAGTGGCCACAGTTCCTGCTCCATCTTTATAGATATATGTATCTGCAACACTAAAAAGATTATCATACTGTGTAAGAACTTTGGTGTTTCCAACTGCTGGTGCACCTTCTGATACAGAACCATTACCTATGTAAAGTTCTCTTGTATCTACTGCCCAACCTAGCTCTCCTGATGCTAGTTGTGGCAAGCCTGATCCTTGATTTTTTTGACCTCTTCGAACTTGTATCTTGCTGATTTGGACAACTGCCACAACGCTTCTCCTAATAACTTATTGCTAGTATTTATCCGTCCAAACACGTTTACCATCGACTAGTTTCCAAGTTTGTCCTTTGCATCCGTTATCTACAATAACTTTTCCACGTTTGTTTTCGTAAGGAGGAAGTGGATGCATATCACTGCGTCTAATACGCCAACCTTTGGTTTGTTTTTGAAAAAGCCTACCGCCTTCATCATTTAACCGAGTAGGCATTGATTTATCGACACTGTGTTCTTCGCACCACTTTGCAATATTTTGTACATAAACTTCTGTAGGATCATCTACACGACTCACATACCAACCTTTTGATCTTGCCATACCTTGCTTCTTGTGCCATTCTTTTTGTTGTTCTTTTGTTGGACCCTGAAACCATTTAGTACTACCTTCGCACTTATGATTACTATAATCTATACTTGTGTAATCAATATACTTACTTAGATCTCCACCTTCGCCGCCTAATGCTAAGTTATATGCCTGTGGATCGTTCACAGCATCAGTTTCTTCTATCCAATGTCGTTCACGTTCGATGAGTACTTGCTCGTTGTCTACTGTTTCGAGAACAACTTTAGTAAAGTTTTCAATGCCATACTTCTTTTTTGCTTGTTTAAGTAGTTTGCCACTGCCCATGTAACTAGGGTCGCTACCATTATGCTTACCTATATACCAGCGTCCGTTTACTTTATTGACTATCTTATATACGTACATACAACTATTTATTAAATAGTTGTACTACTGGCATTTTATGCTTGCTGTTCGTAGTAGGTATAAACACGATTATACCACTCGTTACGCCACTCGTCATACTCATGAGGCCATAAATCAAACTGTTGATATGTTTCGCCTCCGATCTCCATAGGGTCATCGCCACGGCTGCACATAAACACATGTCCTTCGCGTATATTTGTACCATAGAGTTCGTTATGTGCTTCTGCATACGCCACAAGTTGTAGGAAGTAGTCCTGCACCCATTCGACTTTTTTGGGCTTGTTAGTTTGCTTGAAGTCGAGAATTGCAGGATTACCTTTGTACTGTCCTACAAGATCAGTTGTGCCTGCATACATACTGGGCATATAGAGTGCAACTTCGCTCCCCCAAATTTCATCCACATCTACCATTGCTTCGTCGCGTATAACTTCTGCCATGCGATGTGCTTTAATAGCAAATGGATTGCTGCCTGGAGTTGGCCATTCGCCAAACTCAACGTAGTCTTCAAGATACTTGTGCATCCTTGTGCCTACACCTGCGGCTTCTGTTACAATCTCTTGTGCTTTCTTTTCACCTACACGTTTACGCCAAGCAATAAGGTGTGTCTTGTCTTTAGTAGCATCAAGGATAGTGGTAACACTTGCAACAGCATTACCGTCAGGTGTAGCATACAGTCGCTTGCCGTTAACTTCTTTTCGCGAGATAGGAACATAATTGAATTTATTTGTTATTAGAGTCATCCATGTCCTCACTCTCTACCAAATCAATTGTTTCCCAATCATTAAACATAAAGGGATCGGTATAGTAAGGGCTCACTGTTGAGAAAGGGTCGTCCATTGCTTCGACTGTTTGGATTTCAGGCACAAAATGTTTGAGCATATTTTCAACACCCATCTTAAGTGTCATTGTGCTACCTGCGCATCCCGAACATGCTCCACCTAGTTCCAGTAGTAGATGTCCTTCTTCGTAACTTACAAATTCAATTGTGCCACCGTGACCAGCAACACCAGGTTTAACTTGTGTTTCTATAAGCTCTTTAATCTGTGAGATAATTTCTTCATTGGTTCTATCAGTCATAATTATTCCTTTTGTTAATAGCAATTATAGTGTCAAAGTATTAACTTGTCAAGATAAATTATAGGTCTGCGCCTACATCAGTAGCACGTTTAGCCATTTGGTTCACAGTATCGCCGCCATCTTGTGAATCTCCTTGGGGTACTTCATTAGGATCTTCTTTAGCAGTTTTAGGCTCGATACCTGTTTTGTTGTAATTCTTGACCATAGTTTTTATTCGTGGGTCAGTTTCATAAGCAGCTACAAACGTATCATAATCAAACTGTTCACCGCCTACATTTTGCATAAGTTTATTAAGATCTAGATTTTTTGATCCTTGACGGATATCTTCCTTTTTTGGTTTATCAAAATGGAGGAAAACGGAGATACCTTTTTGATCAGCGTCTCCGATAACTGTGCGTAAAACCTGTACAAGCTTATTGGGCTCGTCGGCCTCTGTCACTTTTTTTTTGAAAGGATTGTACCTAGTCTACGAGCTTGCTCAAGCATCGCTTTCTTTTTATACATACGTGATTCACGACGTGCTCGACCTGCTTCTTCTGCTCCGCCTGCTGCTGGTGCTGCTGCTGCAAATTCATCGTCTGCTGTGGTTGGCTCCATTTCTGGTTCTTCTGGCTCAACATCAGCTGGTATCTCGCCCATGTCAGGTGCTGGTGCTTCACCTTCGCCTGTGAGCATGCCTACACCGTTTGTTAAACTTTCACGTGTGGTTTCCATAGAAGCATACAATTGCTCTAGGGCTGGCTTAACAGTGTTAACGAATGTATCTGACTCTTGCTGACCCATTTCATCGCGGATAGCATCAGCTAGTTCTAGCATTGATTCTGACTGCATTTCTGCTGTGTCTTCCATCCAACCAGTTAAACGATCAACCATGTCCTTGGCTGCCATGACTAGTTCTGCTTTATCTTCTGCGCCTTCAGACATTTTACGCTTTTTCTTCTTCTTGCCGTAAGCACCTTCATTGTATTCTTTATTTTTTACTTTCGCAATAGCATCTTTTTTGCTCATACCACTTTTTACCATTCTTGCAATTTGCACATCTGCAAAGTCTTTGTCGCCATCTTCGTCTTGATCTTTACCTTCGTCAAGTCCTACACCAAACTTCTGTTTAATTGCCATCTTCAGCAATTCTGCTGTCACTCGATCTTTACGTCCTAGTGCATCCATGTAAGCCTTTTGTGCTTTGACATAATCTGGAGATGATTTAATCTTTTCAACACGGGTTAATGGTTTGGTTCTCTGCCCTATAGAACTTATATTATCATTGTCTCCGCCTACTCCTCCGATAGAACGCATTGAGTGTACATTATCATTTGCATCGCTGTCTCCGCCTACTCCTCCGATGGAACGCATTGAGTGTACTTCGCCTTCTTCTGCAATATCTGAACGCTCTGAAATTGCAGCGTTTAAGATATCAAGGAAGAGTTTGTTTTTGCTGTAAGTTTCATTCTTTGGTAGGCCGCTGAAGCTTTCGTTTGTTTCAATTTGGCTTAACTTGGTTCTAATCTTATTGCGAGCATCTTGTAGTTGCTCAAGCGTAAAACTATCTGTATCGAGACGTGTGCCAAACTTACGTGCAAGGGTCTCGTTAAGTGTTTTAGAATTTATTGGTTTGTTGATATCACCTATTTGCATTATTACTCTTCCTAAAGTATTGTTATATTTATTTATCAGTTTTTACGAGAATATAAAACTATCGAGACGCTTCTTTGCATCACTAGTTAGGCTTTTAGCAATTTCGTATCTGTTTTGAGTTATATCACGCCTGACATCATCTTTTGTTTTTTTAATAGTGTATTTATAGAACACACAATCATTATAGTGTTTCTCAATAGTTTTATCTAATTCCAAGACTCTTTGTAGATTAGATCTACCTTTGGTGATAGATTTTGCTATGGCAACGGCTGCTGTTTTACAGAATGTTTTTGCCACTTGATTATTTGTTTCAATATCGTATACCAAAAAGCCGTTACGGCTTTCTCTTATGACAATTTTGCCAATACGGATTGAGTTTCCTTTTTGATAGGGAAACATGCTTGGATCAAGATTTGTTTCTAAAATCTCTTGTAGATCTTTAATTATCTGTTTGTTGATCATTTCTAGCAACCATAATTTGATTATTGTTCCGTATTTTACTTACCAAACTTTTTCGTATCAAGTTGTTAACTATGACTCGCTGTCTTTCGTTAAAACTAGTTAATGGTACGATATTATCAAGCCGTTCATACAGAGCACGTTCTTCATTTGTCATGTAGATATCAAACTCTGTTATCAGCTCGTTCAATTTCATCTTATGTTTGCCATCTGCGCTTGAATTGCTTTTACATTTTCTTTAGCTGCCTTCTCGGCTTCTTGCGCTTGTTTTAATTGGATTGCTAGTTGTTTTTTTTGTGCTATTTTTTGTTTATTAGCAGCCGCAGGATCCATAGGCTGTCCCGTTTGTCCTGCCTGCTGTGTTGTGTTTACAGGTTTTTGTTGAGTAGTGGGGGCGCCGCCAGTGTTGGTTCCGGTTGTCACCGCAGTTGTTCCGGTTGCCATTGGCTGTTCTAACAGATCAGTCATTTTCATATCTTTTTCCTTCTAGAACCTGCATTCATTCTTGCAACTCTCTTGGATGCAGGGTTCACCCTTTTTGTTTTAGCTGCTTTGACTTTGATTGCTCCACCTTTGGCTTTCTTGGTATGCTTGAGTGTTGCGCTCTTTTTAATATTTATCGGAGCCATACATGCTGCGGCACTGGCTCTAACTTGTCCTTTCCTAGGTCCTGCAGTGCATCTATATTTAAGAGATGCTGTTCCGCCTGTTTTGCCCCATGCCCTAGTTGGTGTTTCAACGACAATCTCGTGTACTATCATTTGTTTAACCTCTTGAGCATTTTAGAAGCCGGATTGATACGCTTGGTTTTTTTGGCTTTGCGAGCCATCCTTGCTCCTAGTCTTGCTTTTGTCTTCTTAAATGTTGCTCGTTTCTTTATGTCTACAGGTTTAAAACACTGTGTAGGCTCTGCTACAATTCTGCCTTTACGAGTTCCGCCCATACAACGGTACTTACGTACGACCTTTTGACCTTTGCGAGCCCATACTTGTTTTTCGTCAATAGAAGTAAACAATTCATTAAGTAACATAAAGTTATTTATCGTATTATTGTGGGAAGGAAACTAAAAGAACTAC